CCAGCCTCATCTGTTATTGTGTCTACCTTAATGGTACTCATGTCTATTGTCCTTTATCTGCGAATGGTTCTGTCGGCGGTATGAAGTTTGTGGTGTAACGGGCGGTCTTGGATACACGGAAGTCATCTATGTAGCCTTTAAAGTAAAGCTCTGAAGACCTTGGGCTATTCCCACCTAAGAAAGATGTTTCTGGCCCTACGTTGTGAGTGTAAGCTGTACTACCCACAGAAGTTCCATTGAGATAGAATGTAATAACTCCCTGATACCGAACTACAGCAGTATGATACCACTGATCGACAGCATTTGTTCCAGACGGAGATAGTACAGTACCCGCAACATTACACCTAAATTTGTTTGGTTGGCTATCGTGGTCAAACGCTACGGCAACCCTATCAGAAGAGCCATTGGTAACAAAGTAAACGGCTGGAAATCTTTGTGGTTGGGTTTGAGGGTAGACCCAAGCCTCCATAGTGAAATCGCCTGTTCCAAAACCTGTAGAAGAATACGTTGCCTCGTCACCCGTGCCATCAAAGTACATTGACGTACCACCAAACTTGCTCTGAGCATTGCTGATCTTAGCATCGCCATACAACGTCAGATTGTTCTGCGCTGCGCTGTCAATCGCCTGACCGTCTGCCATGTTTAGCAGGAGCTTGGTGTTGGTGACTGCTGTGAGTGGGGTTGTGGGTGGGGTGTAAGAAGATAGACCCGTACCTTTTACAACTCTTAGATCACTAATGTAACCATCAAAAAAGTGTTCAACACTATGCCTAGAGCCAATATAAGAAGTATTGGGTGCTGTAGAATAGTTTGTTGAGTCGCTTGAATTTGAAGCCACCTCTACCCCGTTAAAGTGCATTTTAGAAGTAGTGCCTATTCGTGATACGCTTATGTAGTACCACTGGTCTGCTTGAACATTTGTATTAGACGTTAAAATTGCAGTTCCACCACTTGCAAATTGCAATTTGTTTGGGGCACCGTTGGTATAGTTAAAAGATAAGGCCCAAGTCGATGCTGTTTGACCGCTATTTCTAGCATCAATTAAATAATCGTATGCACCTACATCAGTAAAATACGCCCAAAGAGAAACGGAAAAGTCACCTGTTCCAAAGGCAAAATCAGAGGTAGGGGATAGTGTAATATAATCCCCAGACCCATCAAAGTAAGCACTTGCACCGTGAACCGCTGGGTCATACACCTCTGTTGGTTCTTTTGTAATGACAACTCCTTCAGACGGGTTAGATGCAGCAGAGGAATAGTTTATTGTGTAGGAACTAGGGCCATTGTCTACAATGCTTGCACTATTTAAAGTTAAGAAGCCACTGGTCGGCGCTGTAAGAGCCGCATCAGGTGGAGTAAACACCTCCTCACCTATAGTCGTAGAGGATGTGCTGTAAACAAGACTATGTGAAAGCCTAAGATTTGATAAGCTGCCAACAAAACGGCGGCTCACTTCTGCGTATGTGTTTACGCCTTGGCTACCAATATACGTTCCATTTTGAGTGGCGGTCTGAGTCCAAGCGCTTTCAGTAACATATGCTTGGAGAACCCCGTCTATAAATACCCTAAAGTATTTTGTACTGCCTCCATCATCCACTTGTGTATATGCAACGTGATGCCAATTGCCATCATTAACAGTTGCACTGGTTGAAATCATAGCACTTTGATTTGTAGTAGATGACAAGCCGTTTGATAAAGAAACTCCACCACTTGAACCTAGATTAAAAGCATAACTACTTCCACTAAAATTACTATCAAACCATGAAGAGAATAAACTCTGCAAAGATGTAGCAGTAGTTTTTATCCAAAACTCTAAAGTAAAGTCGCTGTTCCAAAAGCTATGAGTGCTGGTCCCAAAGTTTATATAGTTACCCTCGGCAGAAGCGTCATACGTCACACTATAAAGACTAACAGTTTCTCTAAAGAACGGGCCGAAGCTACCTTGGGTCACATTTCCATTTGCCGTGATGGTGTGGTTGCTGTACGAGCTATCGTTAAACACGTTGTTAACGCCGTTATTTGTGCCGTCAAAATGTAGCAGCGCCGAGACTGTGTTAAACAGATCATCAACAGGTATTTCTATTCCGCTAAGATTACCAAACCCTCTAGCAGATGCAGCACCGAATGTTGAAAGTAGTGGCATACTTATCCCTTATGCAAACTGTGTTTGGCTTGCTAGAACTGTGAAAGTAGCGTCAGCAGTTTTAATAATTGTGAAGTTATAACTATCGATGCTAGATGCATTACCACCTGCAGGGGCAGTACCGCCTTGCCACTTAGGTGTGACTGAAACACCATCTACTTGATAAGCGTTTAGGTAGTACGCAGTAGAGCCTTGTGTCATAATAATCGCTACACTTAGGCTTTGACCTATAGCAAGATTAGCATTTACATTACTAAAGTTAATTGTGCGGTTGGCTGTTTGATCTACTGTAAAAAACTCTACAGCTTGGGCAGTAGTGTCAAAAGTAATTGTACCAGTAGTAGTAGTACTAGTAGTAACTTTCTCGTATACTTCCTCTGTACTAATACTAGAAAATGTACCACTAATATTAGACGCACTCAAAGAGCTAGTAGATGTAAGCAACTCACCAGCGGCATCAGGCAACGTCAGTGTACGATTGGTGTTGCTGTTAGGTGAGGCAATGGTAAACGTGCCTGTACCTGAAGCGTTTGGTGTTAGGGTTATTTTGCTCATTCTGTTACCTCTACCCACGCTGTAGTTTCTTCATCCCAGCGGTATGTGTTGTCATCATCCGGCATCGGCGTTGGAGCTTCCCAGATACAGCTATCATCATTAAGAACCCAACTTGCGTATGGCTGTGGTGCGTAGAAGGCATCTCGTGTTGCGTCATACGTGTAGCCTATACCAGCGTAGTTTTTACGAAGAGGTGTTCCCCTACCAGAGTGTACTCCTCCGTGAGTGTTATAGGATGTCTGTATCCACTGACCGGGGCTGCTATCTACAAAGGTATCAAAAAACTCAGCTTCCGCTACTATTACCTGCTCAACAATACCGTTATTTACTTTTGCATAATGCGCCATGTTCTAATTCCTATGCTGCTTGAAACTGATAACGGATAATGACAACACCAGAGCCACCTGCTTTTTGTGCGTTATCTTGCCCAGCGGGGTTACTTGCCGCCCCTGCACCAGCACCGCCTCCACCGCCTGTGTTAGCTGTACCTGCTGCCGATGCTGCAATAGAAGAAGCTACGCCGCCGCCTTTACCGCCACCATCGCTTGCAGTTCCACCATCAAAACGGTTTGCACCACCACCTCCTCCAGCACGACCAACGCTTGATCCCGTTATGCTGCTAGTCAGACCAGCGCCAGCATTACTGCCATTATCAGTACCCTGACCTCCAGCGCCACCGCCACCTGATCCTTGGTTTCCTATGCTTGCGTCATTTCCGCCCCGGTTTCCTTGACCAGACGTTGCAGCGCCACCGTTTCCAGACCTAGCACCTCCTCCCGATCCGCCACTGCGACCAGCATCTGATGTTTGGCTGCCCCCACCACCTCCGCCAATGGCTGTTGCAACCGAGCCAAATATTGAATTGGTCCCGTCACCAGAATCATCAGATAGTGTACCAGCTGCACCCCCGGCTCCTACAGTAATTGTATAGTCTTGTTCAGCAAGAGTAACAGAAGAGGCCGTTAAATAACCCCCTGCGCCTCCGCCTCCGCCATCGTCTCGACCGCCTCCACCCCCGCCAGCAACAACAAGGTAAGAAACATCATTTTGAACGCCAAGATTTGTTACGGTGAAAGTACCAGAACTGTTAAAGGTGTGTACTTTAAAATTGCCATCCGTAGTAATTGTGCCTCCAGTAGCCGCCATGTACGGATTGCCACCAACCGTGCCGCTTCCATCGCCTACGTTTTTCCAGACGTTATCTCCAGCAGTTGCATCAGTAAGTATATACTGCTCACCAGATGTCTTGTTAATCCAAAGATGTCCTGTGCCGGACGTAGGGTTAGTGTTTGCGGCTGGGTCAGTTGTCGATACGGTTACATCACTAGCTGACGCCAAAGTACTAGCAGGTAAGTTAATAAAGTTAGTAGCATCCAAGTCTGGTGCAGCCGTGCTGTCAATGTCAGGGGTTGTAATACCTGTAGTTCCGTTTAATACAATAGCCATTTATAAAACCACCCACCTTGCGCCTGTCTCAATTGTAACTGTGACCCCACTGTTGATAGTGATTGGCCCTGCAGTCATTGCGTTCTTTGTAGCTAGAATAGTATAGCTTGAAGATACCGCTTGTTCGTTCTCATAAAAGATACCATCTGCAGCACCACCACCAATGCTACCCCACTCAGTACCGTCATAACCCTCAAAGGATGCGTCAGTAGAGTTGAAGCGAAGCTGACCTGTAGCAGGACTTACATCACGTTGGGCTGTAGTACCTACAGGAATGTTAGCTGATCCTGTGGCAGATGTCTGATCTACAAACCCTGCGTCAGTCTCTGTTTGTGTATATACCTGCGACTGTTGGTAGTAACGTGCATCTGACTGTACTTTAGTGTAGTGGTCAGCAAGTACAAATGTACCGTATGCAATAATACTTACGTCATCCCCTGCAGTAGCACCCGTAGTTAAGGTAATGTTAGTACCTGTAGTAGCTGTAAAGTCTTCGCTTGCACCCTCTACAAGCTTAATACCGTTAAGCCAAACATCTACATAGCCAGCATCGTATGTAGCAGCAAAGACGGTCTGACCTGCAGTAGCTGTATAGTTCTGACGTTCTGCAGTACCATTTACAGATGAACCAGCGCTTACCCAACCAGAACCTGTATACACCTTCATAGTGTCAGTGTTTGTGTCAAAGTATAATGCACCAGTAAGGAGTGCATCACCGTCATTGTCTACTGTAGGTGCTGCACCCTTAGCACCAAGGTAACGGTCATCAAAGTCATCATAGGATGTCGCAGCACTAGTAGCACTTGATGCAGCGGCTGTAGCAGAGTTACCAGCATTAGTCTCACTTGTTGCTGCGTTGCTTTCCGATACAGCGGCAGCGGCGGCACTAGCAGCGGCAGAAGTCTGACTACCTGTAATTGTATCTACATATGTTTTAGTGACTGCATCGTTAGCATCTGTAGGAGCAGCAAGGCCAGTAACCTTGTTAGAACCCATTGCTAAGTTACCCGACATTGTATCACCAGTTTTGGATACTTGCAAGGCGTCTTGTGTGTCTACGTATGTTTTTGTTGCAGCATCTTGAGCACCAGTAGGATCACCTAGACCAGTGATCTTAGATGTACCCATAGCAATAGCACCAGTCATTGTACCACCAGCTAAAGGTAGCTTAGTAGCAATGCTAGTTGTTATGGTGTTTGCAAAGTCTGCATCATCACCAAGGGCTGCAGCAAGTTCGTTAAGTGTGTCAAGTGCGCCGGGTGCTGAGTCTACAAGACCTGCAACTTCATCATCTACATACTTCTTAGTAGCGGCATCTAGGTCATTAGTAGGTGCAGTAAGGTTCTGAATAGTTGCTGTAGTACCAGCATTCATATTCAGTGTACCGTCAATGGTCACGTTATTAAAGGTTGAAGATCCGCTAGATGCAGTTACATTACCAGTAAGGTTACCTGTCACGTTACCTGTAATGGCACCCGTTACGTTACCCGTAACATTACCTGTGACATCGCCTGTTAGATCACCAGTGATACCGCCTGTGGCTGAAAGGGTAGTAAAGGCACCAGTAGATGCAGTACCTGCACCAATGGTTGCTCCGTCAATAGTACCGCCATTAATGTCTACAGTAGCTAGTGTGGCATTGCCTGTAGCACTCAAGCTTGTTACGCTTGCAGCGGCAGGAGTAGTAGCACCAATAACAGCGGCATCGATTGTACCCCCATTAATATCTGCAGTAGCAAGGGTAGTAGCTCCCGAAGCAGACAGCGTAGTAAATGCACCAGTAGAAGGGGTAGCGGCACCTACAGTAGCACCATCAATACTACCACCGTTAATGTCAGCAGTAGCTGCAGTGAGACTTGTGTTGGCCGTAAGTGTAGTGAATGTACCTGCTGCAGGTGTAGTGTTACCAATTACAACATTATCGCCAGTACCTGTAACAGAACCTGTGTGAGCACCAGAACTATCACCAGTAAGGTCACCTGTCACGTTACCTGTTAGGTTAGCTACGACACCAGCAGGTGCAGTAATAACACCAGTTACGTTAAGAGTGCCAGCTACTGTAGCATTCTCATGCACAGCTAAGGTATCAATGTAACCAATACCGTCAATGTATAAGTCTTTAAACTCAGCGCCTACTGCACCTAGGTCAATGTCATCATCAGTTACAGGTACAATAGAACCATCCTGTATTCGTACTTGCTCTACAGCGGAGCCACTTACCTCTGAGTAAAAGCTAATACGATTATTTGTTGTGTCCACAACTACTTTATTGTTAGCATCAAGGTCTGCAATAAGTGCAACGTATGCACCTTCTGCAGATGTACCATCGTGTTTGTGGCCTGTGCTACTATTAAAAGCATCACGAATAGCGTTGAACTCAGCGTTTACTGGTGCAGCTTTAATAACTGCGTTAGCAATAATATCCGCTACTGACTGTCTAGTGTAACCTGCCATGTTATAACCTGTCTCCTACTCCAAATGTCACCACAATGCCTTGAATACTGTGAGAGGCGTTAGTGTCATTGGTTACGTATTTAAATGATGCCGACATGCCTGAACCTGAAATGTTTGTTCGCCGTACAGGGGCAGGGTTACCGTCAAAGATTGCTGTGCTATTATACAGGGCTTCGTTGTAGTATGCGGCTGCGCCCTTTGTTGTCAGTGTAAAGTTTGTGGGACGCAATGTATCTACATCTTCATAGTCGTAAAGAGCAGACATAATAAGTTCGTTATCACCTTCAGACCGTAGATATGTAGCTACTGTGTAAAACACTTTACGTTGTTCTGGATCTTGCATATGAAAGAAAGGAGTTTGAAATACGCTAAAGATAGCTTCACCATCAAAAGAATTACCTTGCTCCTGTCGATGTACCTTACCATTACTGTCACCGTGTATTACATATTCATTTTGCCCAATGTAACCGCTAGTAGCACAGGTAGTAAAGATACCAAGCATTTGACCATACTCAAACTGTAGGCCATTAGGTGTTTGTCTAAAACCACCAATAATACCCTGCCCATCAGCTGCACCCAAGAAAAACCGAAACTGTGTTTTTTGTCTAATAACTACGGCATCTAGTTTATCTAAGTCTACATCAAATACTACATCAGTAAACACCGATTGAATATCTTTAGATACTGTTTCAAGATTCACATCACCAATCTTATCGGTACCAGTAACAGGACGTAGGCCATCTTGAGATAGAAACAGTAGGTCACCACCAATTTCAACTACACTATCAGTGGCCAAACAACCTAAGTCATCTGTAACCTCTTCAAGAATAAAGTCTGCAATGTTGCTACCTACAAGTTTACGAATGTTATTTGAACCAAATATATATAATGCATCACGAAAGGATTTTATTGCAACAATACGAAATCCTACGTTGATTACACCTGCACCACCTGCAGGACTAAAATCAGTTTCATTATAGGGTGCAGAAAACCATAAGTTAGTAGGCTCGTTAGCGTCACCCGCTAGAAATAAATGATTTTTAAATACGTGAGATACCTTTGCCGCAGTAGGGGCATTAACATCAGTAATTTGAGTGTACGTTGTACCGTCATAGGTTGCAGAAGGGTTTACTCCGTCTGTAATTACTACCTTAGGTGTGCCCCAGTTGTAACGAGAAAAACGTACTTTTGGGTAAGTGGAAAGATTGACAGATCCCGGCGTTGAAATAGTTACCCAAGCAGATGTAGAGTTATTCCAGTAGTAAAGATAGTTAGTACTTCCTGTATCAAATCGTGCAGCAAGAATGCCATCGTTAACACTATTAGCTACACAAACACCGAGCACATTACCAAAGCCAGGTACAGTACCATAAGTATTACTGTAGCCATTCATCTTTCGATAGCCACCAGTAACAGCAGGCTCGTAGTTAATCAGCGAAATGGCTGAACCCGGTTGAGTTTCACCTTGTGATAACACGTCCCGACTGGTGTTTAACCCACCCTGACAAAAAACCTTAAAGGAGGCTAGATTATCAGCCATCTTTAGATACCACCACTAAAAGAAT